GCCAGCAGCGCACAGGCTCGTGACCTTGATATTTACGGTTGCGGTCATGGCTGCCTCTCAAGTGGCTGTTCTGGTGCTGGCTCTTCTGGCGGCATCTGGATCTCGTCCAGCGCCTCGATCGCGCGCCCATCAGGGCCGCGCACCAGGGTGCGCTTGCGCGGCGCGGCGAGCATCTTCTGCAACTGGCCGACTTGGCTCAATATGCTCTCCATGGCGCTCTGGTTGGAAGCCTGCTCCTGTTGCTTGGCCGGGTCTTCCGGCGCGCCCTGCTGCCGGAGCAGTTCGAGCTGCAGATTACCCTCGATGCGCATGGCCTCCAGGCGTTCCTTGATCTGGCCTTCGAGGATGATGCGATCGGCCTCGGGCAGGGTGGTATCCGGCGCGTCCGGTGCGGCAGGCTCCATCTCCTTCATCGCCTTCATGCGGTTGGTCTCGGCGTTGAATTGGTCGATCTGCAGCTTTTGCGCCTCGATCGCGCGGTCTTGCTCCATGGCCGCGATCTTCTGGTTCGCCTGCTGCAGGTCCTGGCCCATCTGCTGCACCTGCTGCTGGAGTGGGTTGTTCTGCGCACCGCCGGGCGCCAAGGCGGCCAGTTCCTCCGCGATCTTGTCAGCGTCCGGCCAATCCTGCGCCTTGGCCAAGTGAGGCCCGATCACCGGCGCGGTGGCCGGCAGGGCGCGCATCAGCTCCGTCATCCCGTAGGCTGCTTCCTCGCGCTTTGTCTGGAAGCCAGGGCCGGTGTCGACGGTCAGGTCGTATTTGCCCAAAGTCAGGTTGTACACCTGCGCCATGCCATCTTCACCCATGCCTGCTTCGGCACCGGGCGGCTGATTGATCGGTACGTTCCGCGGCTCCTTGTCGGCGCCCATCACGCGGATGATGCGTGCCTTGTTGTAGCAGTGCGGGATCAGGTCGAGCAGGATGCGGCCGGTGTGGCGGATCGCGCGCGCCTGGTTGTCGATGAAATGGAATGTGTTGTTGCTGGACTGCTGCTTGCGCGCGTTGATGGCCACGCCGCTGGTTTCGTTCGACCTGGCACCGAGGGAGGGGTCGAAGATTCCGATCGTGGACTTCATGTCGTCAGAGGCGTTCATGGCCTCCTGGAGCGCGCCAGCATCGGGGCCGCTGAAGCCCTGGCGCTGTGGCGGCACTTCACCATCGTATTCGAGGTATGCGTAAGGCTCGGTGTTCGCGCTTTCCCACTTGTCGCGGTCCGTATCAAACGCACCAGTTGGACCAACCCACGGGGCTTTGGTGGTCAGCCCGAGGTTTTCGGTGCTGGTCGTGCGCCAGTAGTTGAAATTGCGCTGCGCATCCTTCGCATCACGGATCAGCGAACGGAAATGGCGCTTGCCCTCGACGTTCACCTCTTCGCCGTAGACGGGCACGATCGGGATGTACTTGCCGGCCCATTCGTTCGTTTCGAGGATCTCGACGCCGGTCATGATGTATTGCGTGACCTTGTAGCTGCGCGTCTTGCGGGTGTCCTCGACAGTGATCCCCGCCTGGTCCATCAGCTGCTGATTGGTCACGCCCGGCATGTCCGGCACTTCCTCGGCCAGCCAGTCCTCGCCGACAACTTGGCCATCGGACAGCAGCATCACGGTGCGCGGTACCTCGCGCCGGCGCCAGTACTCGGCCACCATGATGTGCTTACCCTCGCACCAGGCCTCGGGCAGCTTGCCGTAGGTGTCGCTTTCCCAATCGACCTCTTCCTTTCCCTTGTACTTCTTCTGGAACACCTCGCGGGACATCTTGTCCATCACGAAGGCGCGGTTCCAGTCGGACGAATCTGCCTCGGTCGACTCGTAGTCGCCATAGATGGAAAACGGGTTGGCGCAGCGCTGAATCTCCAGGTCCATCTCGAACGTGTCGTCGTGGCTGTATTCCATGCCCACGCGCCAGTAGCCAATACCGCAGGATGCGCCGAAGTCCAGGCCAGTGTCATAGGCGACGTCAGCGTTGCTGCTGGACTCGATATTGCGGATCAGGTCATTGATCACCTCGGCGGTCGGAGGGTCGGCCTTGTCGTCAGCAGGGTGGACCTTGATCGCTGGCTTGTTCTGGCGGCCGTCGTTCACCACGGAGCGGATGAACGTCACCATGCGGTTAAACGTCATGCACGGGCGATTGTTGGCCTCGCGCTTGCGGCGCACCTCTTCCGGCCACTGCTCGGCCAGGCGCGCGAACTTCAGGTCATCGAGCGCGGCCTCGCGGTTATCCTTCTCGGCGTCCTGGCAGAGCTTGAAATCTTCAAGGGCTTCCTTGAGGATGTCAGCGTCCTTCAGGTCCGCCTTTTCCGGTGCTTCAGTGGTTTCTGTACTCATGTCATCCCATCCAGCCGCCAGGGGAGGCGCGGCGCGGTTTCTCGGTTCTCGGCTTCTTGTGCATCGGCTCTTCGTAGGCAACGCAGCCCAGGCCGAAGGCGTCGGCGCCATGGCTGGCCCAGTCATGCTCCGGGCCCAGGCCGATGTTGCGGACTTCGTCTTTCTTCTCGTGGTACCAGCCAAGCGCATCGCGCCCGGCTTCGGTCGTGTCGGCGTTGAACCACATTGCCGGGAACAGGCGCCGCGCCGCTTCGATACGCGCTTTCGCTGCACCCTTGCCCTGGTTCGGGATCACAGTGACCTTGTAGCCTGCGGCCTTGAGCGCGCTTTCGTAGGACACGTCGTAGACCTTGTCCTGGGTGCTACCGTCGTGCGGCAGCCAGAATTGCGCCTTGTCGGGTGTGTATCCACGCTCGCGGCACCACGCCAGGTGCGCGGCTAGCGGCTGGCCGACCACCTCGTAGTAGTCCAGGACGCGGATCTCCTTGCCGATGAACTGCATCACCCAAATGGTGAAGGCGTCGGCCTTGGCGCCGGTACCGCCGATGTCCGCAAACAAGCGGATCGTCATCAGCGGATCGGCCGGCACGCGGCCAATGCGCCCATCTCGCTTCGCCGTCGTCAGGTCGGATGCGAAGTAGGCGCCCTCTACGACAGAGGCATAGCCACCTTCCCATATGTGGTCGTACTGGTCTGGCCGTTCCTTCAGATCGCGCTGGCGCTCGCGCTCGAGTTTTTCCGGGAAGCGCTCGTTATCGCGCCAGTTCAGTTCGACAATCTTGATCAGCGGGTCATTGGAATTGCGGAAGCGCTTTTCCACCGCCGCACTCTTGCGCTTCGAATTCCAGGTGACCCACAGCTCGGCATTCCAGTCGTCACCTTCTTCACGCAGAGTCGGGATCAGGGTGGTGAACGCCTCATCAGTGACTGGCTCAGCCTCGTCCACCCAGCAAATCAGGATGCGCCCCTTCGACTTGACGCTGGCGATGTTGCGATCCAGGCCCGAAAATGCGAACCAGATCTTGCCGCACCTGCTGCGGATGTACTTCTCGCCAACCTCGTACCACTCGGCAAGCCACGGCTCGTCCTCGATCGCTCTCTTGCACTCCTCGAGACTGGAGTCGTCCAGCGAGTTCATGAACTGCCTGGCGCAGAGCAACTGGCCGCTGACACCAGCCATGCCGAACATGTAGCCGCGTACTGCTAGCATCTTGGCGAAGCTGCGCGTCTTGGCTGATCCGCGCCCGCCGCGGGCACCCCTTACGTCGGCCTCACCCTCGAAGACGGGGATCAGCTTGTTGGGGATGGCGACCTGGGCTGTGGTCACTTCTTGCCCAGCGGGACCAGTTCGACACGCATCACCGTCTGAATCGGGCCGCCGCCTTCGCCCTTGTGCTCGATGCTGGCCAGCTTGGAGTGCACGTACGGCGCCGCAGCGGCGGCCATCCTGTCACGTCGGTCGGCGGTGGCCTTCGGGTTGCGCATGACTTTGAGCATGTACTGCAGCGGGGTCATGCCCGAGGAAGCAACTGCCTCCTGCAGCGCCTGCGTCTTCTTGCTGATCGCCCCCTTTGGGCGGCCTGCACCTGGGCGCTTCCCGCCCTCGGGTTTCTTCGGTTCGGTCATACGGTTTCGCAGTCCCTTTCGGGTTGCTGCGCCTTGTGTGTCTGCTACTTAATCCGCTCCAGGATGGATGCGAATTTGTCCTGGTACTGCACCTGGTACTGCGGTGCTGGGCCTGGCCCCTGGTGGTCGGTCATGACCTGCTGCGCTTGGGCGTACATCGCCTTGGCTTCAGGGTTCTCGTGCCATTCGCCGCGGGGCAGTTGGATGAAGTCACCGACTTCAAGCTCGGCGATGTGTTCGCGTTGGGCCATGTCGTTTTCCCAAAAAAATGCCCCGCGCAGCATCAGCCGGGCGGGGCGAAGTCCACCGCTTGGTAGCGATAGAGGAGACTCGGTTACTTGGGCACCTCCGGCACCGGGCCATTACCTGGCACCAGATGCCAGCCCAGTTCGCGCCGGATCTGCTCGGGCGTCGGTGGTGGGCTCTTCTCGCGGCTACGCTTCCTGAGGTAGCTGCGTACAAGGGTTTTCGGTGGGTGATTCGCTTGCATTTCAGCACCTCATTTTCAAGAGGAAAAGCGGAAGTCGGAACCCCAAACGCAGAAGCCCCACGTCATCGCTGACGCAGGGCTTCGTTTTACTTCCGGAGACGCCGCTGGCTCCCATTGGGAACCGGCCGCGTCGTGCTGCTTGACGGAATTAAGTTGTAGATGCGCAATTTACGCTCCTGATTGATTCGTGTCAACAGCTTTGTTGATGTTGATCAAGACGCGGCGGTCAGTTCGACAGGTCGGCGATCGCTGCGCGGGCGGCGCAGCCGTCTGCCACGAACTTGGCATAACTGCCACCCGCATAGCTGAGCACAGTCTGCGAGCCGCCGGAGCCATAGCAGCCGATGTTCAGGGCCTCGGTCACGTTCACGTGGGTGAACGTACCAGGGAGCTGATACCAGCGGCCCGAGGTGGCCATGTAGTTCACCGTTTTGGTGTACAGGGCGCCTGAGGCGTCGGCGTAGGTGTACTGCGTGCCGTTTTGCTGTACCACCTTGACGGCCCCGGCTACCTTCTCGACGTTGTAGGCCGCAGCCAGCGAGAAGTTGTTGCCGTTGTCGTCGGTGAAGTTGTGGGGCAGCGTGGCTGCATGCGCTCCGATGACGAAAACGGCATTGAGCGCGATCAGGGCAAACGCCGCGATCAGGTAAAGCGTGGATTTCATGGACTTCATGGTGAGACTCCTTCAGGATTGCCGGCGGCCGGCCGGTGCGGTGGTGCGAAATCAGATGCGCAGGGCCTCGCGGTGGTCGACCAGCTTCTGCGCAAGGTTGCTGATCCTGTCGGCCAGCGATTCGATGCGCGACTCGATGTGGCAGCTGCCGCCTGTTAGCGATGAGTTGGCGCCATTCCCTGTGGTGGGCTGTGCGCACGACACAGGTGCCAGCCGCTCGATCAGCGCGTCTGCATTCATCACGGCAAATTCGAGATTCTTGGCCAAGCGATCCAGCGATTGCTCAATGGGTGATTGATCGCGTTGCTTTGGCAGGTTGCCGCTGAAGCCTTGCGATGCCACCGCCTGCAGCTTTGCGATGTCCTGTTCGCGGTATCCTCCGCCCGAATTGATGGCTTGTCCTTCGTGCATGCTGTTCTCCTTGTCGTGCCTCCCGGATCGCGGGGAGGCTGCGCGTTTCAGTGCATGGGCGGCGGCGCCTCTTTCACCAACTCCATGCCGTCATTGCCGATGTGTTTGATGAAGTGATCGATTTGCTCCCGTGCCAGCTTGGTCACGTCAAGTCCATGAATGCGCGCGTGATCCATGAAGAATGACCAGAGCAGCACGATGGCCACGCCCTCGCCGTCTGAGACCGTCTTCGTGTTTTTCTGGATGTACTCGCGCAGCACATTTGCCAGTTCCGTGTTTTCTTTGCTTAACCTCATCGATTCCCCCCATCCACAATGTCTTCAATCGCCTCCTGGGCGTCCCTGAACCGATCCACGAACTCCGCAATCGGGATCGACACCTTCCTGCACACGACCTCCGGCCTGGCCTGCTCGATGTAGCACCAGTCGAGCAGCAGGCGCTGCTGGAACGGGATCCTGCGCATGCCCAGCTCGATCTTGATGGCGTCCGAGTCGTCGATCTTTCGCTGCTGGTCGGCGTGACCTTCGAACACTAGGCCGCTGTTCTTGCGCATGTCGTCGCAGATCACGCCCGTCATGCAGTCCGATCCCCGGCTGCCCTTTGCCGTTGCCCATCGCGCCCAGTTCTCAAGCCGCAAGCCGATGTCCTTTCGTTCTGTCACTCGTCGGCATCCTCGTACTCGTCGCAGCGCTTGTCTGCGAGCAGCTGCTTGACCAGGGGATTGCCGCAGTACTCGCGCGCGCCGTTGTGCGACACCTCGCGGTGCAAACAGCCCCTGCAGGTTTCGGCTTCAGCGTCCAGCAGCTGCTCGGCCGGATCGCGGTACATTCGGCGTGGAAGGGCGGTCACAGCAGGTCCTCCCCGTTCTCGTCCTCGGCCGGCGACGCGAACACCGCGGCGAAGCACGCGCCGCACAGGAACAGCACGATGGCCAGTACGGCGCTTCCGATGTAGGTCCACATGTCGATTCCCCTCAGACCAGAGCCAGCTGCGGCTGCTCGGTTGCCAATGCGGTGACGGTGACGACGACGCGGGCGCCGAGGCCGTCCGGTTCCATGCGCTCGCTCGACAGCCTGCGGATCATCTTGTCGTCCTCGAAGACAACGTCCTTCATCGCATCGAACAAGACCTTGTTGGCGTTGTCCAGATCAAGGCAGCGCACATCGTCGTCCCAGGCGGCGCCGGCCAGGCGCTGACGCTTCTGCCAGTCGAGTGGGCGATGCGGGTAGAGCTTCACGTCGACCTGCACGCGGCCAGTGATCGGCTCTGTGACGCCCTGGACCAGGCAGGCGGTGGTTGCTTCGGCCTTGTACTTGCGCCCCTCCTTGGTCGGCAGAATAGCTAGGTGCTTGCCACGGCTGACTGGCGTCCAGTAGCGATTGACCGATAGCGGATACGGCAAAGTCAGAGTTATCGATTTCATGTTGTCCCTTGATTTTTTAGAATTTTTTATTGCTTCTCGGTGCTGCTGTTGCGCTGCATCCAGCGCTATGCCGGCATGGCCAGCGGTTGCTGTCGCGGCGGCGGTTTGAAGCTCGCGGCCAGCAGCTGCGCCAGCTCGGTCTCCAGACGCGCAAGCCATTGCGCCTCGTCTTCGCCCTCGGTCCAGCGCAGATCGGAACGCTGGGCCAGCACCAGGTCATGCGAGATGCGCTCGAAGGCGGCGGCGTAGTCCGCGTGGTTGTCGCGGTTCCGCACGTCGTTGATCGCGTTCGAGAGCCAGTCCAGGCGCCGTATCTCGGCCGTGATGCCCTGGGCCCGGCCGATGTCCTTGCCGAAGTGCGCGAAGCACCACCATTCGCCGCCGGCGGTGCTGGCCGACATGGTTCCGAGCAGCTTGCAGCCGTAGGCGGCGCACAGGTGCGTCGGGCGTTCAGCGATGCGATCGGCTTTCGTGTGGCTCATGGGGTGCCTCCTTTGCGCTTGTCGATTTCGGTCTGGATTCGTGCGGTGAAGTCGGGGTAGCTCTCGCCGGCGCGGGCCAGCATGCCGAGCTCGCGGCCCTTGGCTTCGATGCCCTGGTTCGATTTGCGCCAGCCCCAGTCGTCGACGCGGGGCTTGCCGATGGTGGGCGTGGCCGCAGCTGGCGGGTTGCGGATCTTGTCGAGGATCGGCACCAGGTAGCCGGGCACGATCTTGGCGGTGTCGCCCTTCGATTCCCTGGCCACGGCCACGGCTTCGGTGAGCTGCTCGAGCGTGACGCCGTCAGCGACCCACTGCAGCAGGTGCGGGTTCGTGGACATCACGTTCACGCCCTGGCGCCGTAGGGCGACGGTCAGCTGCACGGCAGGGTCTTCGGACAGCGGCGACTTTTCCCGGGTTGGCAAGGTCGCTTCGCGGGGTGGGCCGCCTTCCGACTTTCGGGCGATCGCGCTACCACTGTCCGTTGAGTCGTCGGAAGGGGGTTGTTCTTCAAGGTTTACAATCCCTTCTTCTTTCCTCTCCCTTACCTCTCCCTTACTCACCGTGACCTGTTGTGACATGTCACGTGACTGGTCACAATTGTCCTGTGACTGAATTTGCGTGACCATTTGACGCAAAACCTTGGTCGACACATTCCATTCCGGGACGATGTCATGTGTTTTCAAGGTCTCGAACAGCGCCTTGCGATCCTCGCGTTCACGGGCTTTTCGCTCTGCGTCGGCGCTTTTCTTGCTGTTGAATTCCTCACGGCCAGGTAAAGCGGCCAGCGCCTTTTCCGCGACAACTGGGTGATACCAGCGGTTGTCGGAACATAGAATCCAGCCGCGCATTGCGCCAGCTTTCACGCGCTTCCAGTTCTTCGATCGCGATAATTCTTCGAGAACTTTTTCTTTGTTTGGCAAACTTCCCGCAGGAATTTGCGTCCAACTCTTACACCAAAGTGCGATGGCGGCCTTCAATTCGTCGCCGGAAGACTCCGCGAACATGTCGGAATCAAGCAGCCGATTCACGTCCAGCGGCATGTATGGCAGACCGCGCAGGTCGCAGTCGGCCGGGGTGAGTGGTTCAGGAAGGTCGGTCATGCAGATGCCCCGCCAAAGATGCTTGTTCGATCGAGTTCAGTCGAGCACGATGGGCTTATCCAAAGGCATTCAGTACGAAGCGAAGTGCCGCGTGCTCCCGAGATACGGGCTTCAGTGGTGGCCATCGCCCAGCCCTGCAGCGCTTCGGCATACTCCGGTGTTGAATACCCGCTCAGCACCACCATGCCCTTTACATCGCGTACCTTGTCCAGCAGCTGGGCGTGGTCGTCATTCGACATTTCACAGTCGTAGTACCGGCCATGCCGGGCGCCGGCATACCTGGTGCTCATCATGTAGGGCGGGTCGACATAGAACAGGGTGTCGGGCGCGTCGTGCTGGTCGATGATCGTCAGCGCGGGCCGGTTCTCGATCATCACACCAGCCAGGCGCTCGCAGATCACGGACAGCGATGCCGGGAAGCGGGCCCACAGGTCCTGGGCGGTGCCGTACTTCCTGCGCGTGTCGATGCGGAAGCCGGTCTTTCCCTTGGTGGCGCCAGCGGAACCGAATCCCATCTCAGCGCGGACCAGGGTGCGGCGGGCGCGCTCGACCGGGTCATCGGTTTTCTCGTAGGCGCCGACGAACTCTTCCCTTGCATAGGGCGTGAGCAGCAGCTGGTTGATCAGGCGCGCGCATTGCCCTGGTTCGCGCAGCACACGGAACAGGTTCACGATGTCGCCGTCCAGGTCGTTGTAGACCTCGGCGTAGGCTCGATCCTTTTGCACCAGTACGCCGGCCGCGCCGCCGAACGGCTCGACATAGCAGCGGTGGGGCGGGAAGTGGCTGATAACCCAGGGCGCCAAGCGGAATTTGCCGCCGTGGTAGCGCAGTACTGGCCGTGTAGGCGCTACCGTCACACAGCCCCCTGTTGCGCATCAACACGCTGGCCGGCCGCTGGCGCACGATGTAATGGGGTGGTCTTGGTCAAGAGCGCGAACTCGGCCTGCCAGGTCACCCAAGCGGCGCTGTGCCACGGAAACGGGCATTCGTCGGCAGCCAGGCCGGCAATGAAGTCCCTTTGCGCGCGGCGCTGCATTACGGCGATGCCGAAAATAGGCTCATCCATTCTTTTATTCCTTTCCGTGCGTGAGGTTGCGCAGCTGCTCGAGCGTGCTGAGCGTGGCGCGGGCCGCGGCCAACTTCCTGTCGGCGTGATCCTGGGTGAGGCGGCCAGCGGTGACCGCTTGCGGTAGCGCGGTCTCCATGCACTCGATCTGACGTGCGACCCATTTGATTTGCTGGTGGATGTTCATGCGATGCCCGCGGTCTTCATGAGCTTTTGCATCTTCACCAGCTGGGCCATGAGCTCGGCGTGCGCGGCTTCCTGCTTCGCGCCTTTGTCCGACAGGAATTTCTCAGCCAAGTAGTGGATCGGGGTCATGTCGCCGGTGGCGGTGATGTAGGCCTCGAGCGAATCGACGCTGAAGTGCCGCGACGGGTCCTCGCTCAGCTGCACCGACAGGTTGCTCGGCGCCTGGTCCAGGTCGATAGCCACCCGCTTGAGCCCTCGCTGGTACACGCCAGTTGCGATGCATTCGCGTAGTGATCCATAGCGCTCAACCAAACCTTGTTCGAAGTCCAGAACCAACTGGGATGGGGCTTTGATAATTGCTGATTTCATTTGTTATCACCGGTTATCAATGGGGTAGCAGAAGATGCAATCACGTGTTGCCGGTCTGCGCGCCAAGGGCCGGGGCAGGTTTCAGGAAGAGGTCGGGGTGCTCGATCTTGACCTTCGGCGGGATGCCGCGCGTGGTCCAGTTCTGGACGCGCTGAACGCCGCCGTGCTTGTCGTACCCAAGCAGTTCCGCCACCTTCGCGGGGCCGCCGAGGTCCTCGATGATCTGTTTATCGTTGCTCATGTTGTCGGGTGGAAGTTGGTGAAAGACATGATCATTAAACACGATGTTTAATCGAACGTCAAACATTCTGTGTAACACAATCTGTTTAGTTCCATCCAAAATTGCGGGATGCATATGCAAATGACACGGCTTTACGAGGCGGCAAAGTTCCTTCGAGGGATTGAGGGGCAATCAGAGGTGGCGCGGGTGCTGAACGCCTCTCCTCAGACAGTCAACAACTGGGAAGCCAGAGGCATGTCGAAGACAGGCATGCTCAAGGCGCAGGCCGAGATCGGGGTTTCTGCCACTTGGCTGGAGACCGGCCAGGGGCCGATGGAGTTGCGGCATCTGCTGGGGGGTCCGCTGGCGAGCGTCGAGGGCAGCTACCGCGAGGTCGAGGCATTCAACGCCGGAAATCCTGCGGTCGTTCCAGTGCCGAAAGTGAATATCCGCGTGCGCGCCGGCGTGACCGGCTTCGAGGTCGACAGCGACAGCGAGCATCTGGATACCTATCCGATCGAGCGCAGCTGGATCGAGGCGAACGGATTTTCCCAATCTCGCCTGATCGCCATGCGCGTCAAAGGCGATAGCATGGAACCACGGCTCTACAACGGCGACATCATCGTGGTGAACACTGGCGACACGAAGCCGGTCGACGGTGACCCGTACGTGATCAATTTCGAGGGTGAGGTGGTGGTGAAGCGATTGACCAGGGACGCCGGGGAATGGTGGCTCACGTCCGACAATCCCGAGCCGCGGTACCACCGCCGCATCGTCCGGACCAATGAAACCATCATCGTCGGCAAGGTGGTAAAGCGCGACACGACCAGAATTTAAGGCGCGACGGCACGCCAGGATGCCGACTGAAAGAGAAAAATGAAAAGAGCTATCGTCCTGTTGCCATTCCTGCTGGCTGCGTGCTCGTCCAGCGGCCCTATCGCCATGGGTAACGGCACCTACATGATCACCAAACAGAGCGCCGGTGGGGCGTTCGTGTCGCCGGGTGAAATCAAAGTGCAGCTCATCAAAGAGGGTTCAGCGTTTTGCCGCTCGAGTGGAAAGAGCTTCCTGCTGACGAACAGCGTGGAGAACCCTGCCAGTGTGATGAGTAATCCGACGGCAGAGATTCACTTCACGTGCACGTAAATAATCCCCGCCCAGGCAGGCGCGGGAGCGAATCTGAAAGGAGAATTTTATGGTAGTTGGTGAAGGCGAAAAGCAACCAGTGTTTTTTGATGATCCGGACGCTCCGATGTTTTACGCTTCCTACTTAGCGGGAGCGGCGTTCGACGGGCCAAACGTGATTCTTACCTTTTGCAGCAGACGAGTTGACCACAGTAAGTCTCCTGGCAATACGACTAACGCCGTGGTTGCACGACTGGTTATTCCCATAGATCAGGCACGCGACATGAATAAATTTCTAAGTGGATTCCTTCCGGTGGCTGAGTTGGCAGCACTCGAAAAACCGGAAGGTTCGCAGGTTCAATAATTGGTCACGTGGCAATTACTGCACTTCTGAACCTGCAGGCCATGATTTGCGGCATTTGCCTGAGTACTCAAGAACCGAGGCTTCGGTAGGGCCGCCTCGAGTGCGGCCGATAACTTTTCCGTCGCCACCTTAGCCACAGCCTCGCGCAGCACCGCGCGCTGGGGTGACTTGCTAATGCCTTCCAGCGTCACCCCCAAGTCCTTGGCGCATTCCTCAATCAGCGCCCTGTAGATCGCATTTTCCATTCAATCCTCCCATAACCCGCCCAGCGCGGGTATTTTTTCGCCCGGAAATTCGTGCGCGATCCAACTTTACACAAAAATCCAATTCTCTTAAACAAATTGTTTGACACCAAGTTTAAACATGGTGTTTAATACATCTGTCGAACAAGCGCACTGAAGCGCACCCGAAACCACCCAATAACGACGGAGAACCCAATGAATGCACGCTGCGACCAGGACCACACCGAAGAACTCCGCGACCAGCAGATCGCCGAGCTGGCCCGCAAGCACGCGGCGGCCACGCGCACGAACATCCTGACCGGTAACGAGAAGGTCCTGCACGACATCTCGAACGACCTGGGCCGCCGCCTGAACCAGAAGGGTGTCAGCGAGTGCTTGGTGCGCACCGCAATCGCCTGCGGTCCGCTGACGGCCGGGAACATGCTGATCGACCTGATCCAGAAGTGCATCGACGCCGACGCGGAGAACGAGGTGCTGGAGGAAGTTAAACGTCTGGAAAGGGCGAGCCGCACCGAGCGCGAAGACGTGCGGATGGCTGGCGCCCTCGCTTACATGATGGCGGGCTAATTCATGAGCGCCGTTCTCAACAACATCTTCCTGAACTGCCGGACCTACGAGCTCCCGATCGCGCGTTCGTACGTGCGCCACTGGGGCATGGCCGAAGCCGTGCGCGAAATCATTCAGAACGCGCTCGATAGCGAATCCCCATTCGAGTACGAGTTCAGCGGCGAGAAGCTGCTGGTGCGCTCGCGCTTCGCCAGCCTGGCCGTGTCGACCCTGTTGCTGGGCGCGACTTCGAAGGCCGACAACAAGGACGCCATCGGCAGCTTCGGCGAGGGCTACAAGATCGCTCTCCTGGTGCTGGCGCGCGCTGGCTATCCGGTTCGGGTGCTGAACGGCGATCGCGTCTGGACGCCTGTGTTTAAGCACTCGCGCCAGTTCGACGCCGAAGTGCTCTGCATCGAGGATGCGCCGGCCGCCGCAAAGGTGGAAGGTATCGCGTTCGAGATATCAGGCCTGACCCCTGGCGACGTGGCGCAGATCCGGGAATCTTGCCTGTATATGCAGGACAACCTGGGCGCGCTGATGACCACCAGCTACGGCAAGATCCTGCGCGATCGCCCGGGCAAGCTGTACGTCGGTGGACTCTTCGTGTGCGAAACCAAACTGCGCTTCGGGTATGACATGAAGCCGGAACACCTGCGGCTTGAGCGCGATCGCCAGACCGTAAGCAGCTTCGACATGCTGTTCCTCGCCAAGACCATGTGGTTCGAGACTGAGCGCTTCGACGAGATTGCCGAGCTGATTGGCCAGGAAGCGCCGGATATGGAATACGCTCAATTCGGCGCACCCGACATGGTCAAGGAAGCCTGTTACAGGGCTTTCCGCGCGAAGCACCCGGGCGCCGTGATCGCCAAGGACCAGGAAGAGCTCGACAGCCTGATTAAGCGCGGCATGACCAATGTCATCTTCAGCAACTACGCCCCTTACGTTTCGAGCGCGCCATCCTACCGCGCCGAGGTCGTTATTCCGGCCACGCCGCCGGCGGACGTGCTGGCCAAGTGGCTGCGCGACAACCGGAAGGGCATGCGCACCGAATCAATCGTCGCGTTTAAGGATTTGATCGTGCGCGCGAGTGATTGGAGGCTCAAGTGACCCGCCTCATCAACTGGATGGACCGGAAAGCATGGCCCTGGCTCGTCCTCGTGACCTTGCTGGTCGTGACTGGCGAGGGCATTGCTGATCTGGGCGTCGCCTTCATCCAGACCGTGGGGGACTACCTGTGAACCGAATTCCGACCGAGCGCAGCCTGTTGCGCAAGCTGGGCGCCGCCGTCTGGGAAACCCTTGAGGACAACATCTGGCTGCTGCCTGTCCTGGTTGGCATCGGCGTGCTGATCGCCAATTTCCCGAAATAACCGCTTTTCAACAACGAAGGAACCGCAATGAGTAACCAGGTAGCAGTCAGCCCAGCCAAGACGCTGAATGATTTCATGGACAAGTACAAGGGGCAGATCGCGCTCGCGCTGCCGAAGCACATCACCGCGGACCGGATGGTGCGCCTGGCAATGACGTCGTTCAGCCAGAACCCGGGCCTGCAGAAGTGCGACATGCACAGCATTTTCGCGTCGGTGATCGTCGGCGCCCAGCTGGGTCTGGAGATCGGTGTGGGCGGCCAGGGTTACCTTGTCCCCTATGGCAACAAGTGCACCTTCGTGCCCGGCTGGCAGGGGCTGGTCGACCTGGTGTCGCGCGCCGGCCGCGCCACAGTCTGGACCGGCGCAGTCTACAAGGGCGACGAATTCGAATGGGCTCTGGGTGATCGCCCGTTCGCAACGCACCGCCCCGCCGGCGGCGGCGACAGCTGGAAGGACATCACGCACGTGTACGCGGTGGGCCGGGTCAACGGCAGCGAATACCCGGTGATCGAGGTCTGGAGCATGGACCGCGTTGTTCGTCACCTGAACAAGTTCAACAAGGTCGGCGCCCGCCACTACGCCCTGGAGAAAAACGGCCAGAACATGGAAATGTACGCCCGCAAGGTGGTGCTGCTGCAGGTGCTCAAGTACATGCCGAAATCGATCGAGGTGCAGCGCGCGGTCGATGTGGCCACCGTGGCCGATACCGGTAAGAGCTTCGAGTTCGACGGCGAGGTGGTTACGGTCAAGGATATCGACGACCAAGGCAACACTGTGGTCGACCAGGAGACCGGCGAAGTCACCGACACGCTGCCGGTCTGCACGGACGATGAGTTCAAGAAAAACACGCCTACCTGGCGCAAGCAGATCCTCGAAAAGAAAAAGACTGTCGCCGATCTGGTGGCGATGATCGAAACCCGCGCTGTCCTGACCGAAAACCAGAAGCTCACGATCGACAGCTGGTCCCACGAAAGCGAATAAGGAGACACCATGCAAACCCACACCCTGACCCAAGGCAGCCAGGAATGGCACGCCTACCGCGCGAACCACTTCAACGCCAGCGATGCGCCGGCGATGATGGGCTGCTCGCCGTACACCAAGCGCAGCGATCTGCTCAAGCAGATGGCCACAGGCCTCGCGGAAGAAGTCGACGCCGGCACGCAGGTGCTGTTCGATGCTGGCCACCGCTTCGAGAAGCTGGCGCGCGGCCTGGCCGAGGAGATTGTCGGCGAGGATCTGTACCCGGTCACCGGCTCGCTCGGCCGCCTGTCTGCTTCGTTCGACGGCATCACCATGGACGGCGCCACGGTCTGGGAGCACAAGACCCTGAACAAGGATATCCGGGCCGCTGAAACCCCCTTACACCTGGGCCTGCACCTGCGGGTCCAGATGGAGCAGCAGCTGCTTATCGCTGGCGCAAAGCGCTGCCTGTTCCTGGCCACGAAGTGGGACAACAACGACCACCTGGTCGAGAAAAAGCACCTCTGGTACGAATCGGACGCCAAACTGCGCGCCGAAATCGTGGCCGGCTGGGAGCAGTTCGAGGTCGACTTGGGCACGTTCGCGCCGAAGGACTTGCCGGCCAAGCCCAAGGCAGACCCGATCATGCAGCTGCCGGCGCTGTCCATCCAGATTCGCGGCGAAGTCACGCTCAGCAATCTGCCGGTGTTCAAAGAAAAGGCCGACCGCTTCATCGCCAGCATCAAGACGGACCTGCTGACGGATGAGGATTTCGCGAACGCCGAGGAAACCATCAAGTTCTGCGACAGCGCCGAGAAGAACCTCGAATTGGCGAAAGCAGCGGCAATCGCACAAACTTCGTCAATTGACGAACTCATGCGCACGATCGACCACATCGGCGCCCAGCTGCGCGAAAAGCGCCTGCTGCTGACCAGGACGGTCAAGGACGAAAAGGAGCTTCGCAAGGCTTCCATCCTCAACAAAGTGAAATTGGACTTCACCGACTACGTTTTCGCGCTCGAGCAGGAAATCGCGCCGCTGCGCCTGGTGTACCAGCCCCGGGACTTCGCCGGTGCCATGAAGAACAAGCGCACGATCGCCACGCTGCAGGATGCCGTCGATACCGAGCTGGCCGCCGGCAAGATCGTTGTGTCTGAGCTGGCCAAGGCCGTGCGCGGCCGACTCACCTGGTTTAACGCCACTGCGGCCGAGTACCGCGCCCTGTTCGCCGACCTGCAGACCATCATCCAGAAGCCGGATGACGACTTCAAGCTGCTGGTCAAGACGCGCATCGATGAGGCCGAAGCCAAGCGCACGGCCGAAGCCGAGGCGCTGCGCGAGACCATTGCCCAGGAAGAGCGCACCAAGCTGCTCGCCGCGCAGACTGCTGTTGCCGCCTTCGATGCATCGACCACCGGCGACAGTGCCACTTCAATCGCTGAGCGCCCCCTGGGTGTACTGGCGCCGGCCGCGTCGTGGCCTTTCCCTGGCCCGCGCACCGCAATTGCGGCTACCGCACCAGGTGGCGCGCCGACCCTGCGCCTGGGCCAGATCGCTGACCGCCTGGGCTTCGCGCTCACCGCCGATTTTATTCGCGCACTGGGATTCGAGCCTGCCGGCCGCGACAAAGCAGCTGTGCTGTACCACGAAGGCCAGTTCCTCTACATCTGCCAGGCGCTGGTGCACCACATCCAGAAGGCCCAGCAGCTGCAAGCAGCCTGATGGACATCATTGGAGAGACCATGAAACACAAGCCGTTACCGAACCTCTCGATCTTGCAGGAGTGCTTCACGATCGCTGCCGACGGCACTTTGATCTGGAAGATCCGCCCGCTCGCGCACTTCCGGAACGGCGCGGCCTGTCGGCGCTGGAACACCAGATACGCAGGCGCTGTTGCTGGGTTCCTGGACAACATGCGTGGCTACTGGAAGGTCTGTGTTGATGATGTGCAGTACCAGGCGAGCCGGATCATCTTCATGCTTATCAACGGCATCGACCCAGCCGCCAACCTGGTCGACCATCACGACATCGATAAGTTGAACAATACCCCGGGGAACCTGCGCCTGACTGACAAGTCTGGCAATGCCCAGAATGCCAGTATCCGGGCGGACAACGCTTCCGGTGTTAAGGGTGTTGTCTGGCGCAAGGATCGTAGCCGCTGGCGGGCGCGGGTCATCCGCAAGGGCGAGCGCCGCGAATCTCTCTTTGACGACCTGACCGAGGCCGCCGAATGGGTGCAGACGACGCGCGCCGAGATGTATGGCGAGTTTGCAAGGCACGCCTAGCACAGCACATGAATCAGAAGATAAGCCAGTGGCTCGCACTGAGGTGCAAGGAAGAGGTTTTTCAGCGCTTTCTTCGTGTCACTGACGAACCCTCAGCGATCCACCAGGTTCGAGCGCTGTGTGAAGTGAAATCGCGTCGGGAGTTCGATACCGACCCGGAAGCCGCGGAGCGCTTCCACCAAATCATCCGCAAGCCCTATAAAAACTACCTTGAAAGCCACCAATGAAAATCGCAATTGGATATGACACCGAAACCACCGGCCTGCCGAACTGGAGCATGCCATCCGAAGATCCGTCGCAGCCGCGCGTGATGTCTCTGGCGGCCCAGCTGTTCGATGACGCAACCGGCGTCATGATCGATGAAATGGACGTCCTGATCAAGCCGGACGGCTGGGAAATCCCGGAGCTGATCGCCAACCTCACCGGCATCACCACCGAGATGTGCGAAGCGACCGGTGTGCCGATGGAACAAGCGCTGAACCAGTTCGTGGAAATGTGGAAGCGCGCGGACCACCGTGTGGCCCACAACGATGCATTCGACATGCGCATGATCAGGATCGAGATCATGCGCCACCCGACCTACTCGATGGAAAAGGTTGGCGAGGTCTCCTTTGCCGATTATTGGAAGAAGGCGCCAGCCTACTGCACGATGGTCAACAGCACGAAGCTGGTCAACCTGCCGCCGACCGAGAAGATGATCCGGGCCGGCCGCCGTACGCCGAAGTCGCCGAACATGACCGAGGCCTACCGTTTCTTCACCGGCAAGGAGCTGGAGAACGCCCACAGCGCACGCGCCGACATGGAAGCGTGCAAGGCCGTCTACTTCGGCATCCGCGCCGCCACGACCCCGCCGGCAGATCGCCCGGTCGAAGCACAGGCGGCTTGACCATGATGATCATCCGCACGAGCGGCGCCGAGGAAACCATCGAAGGGCGGGCGACCATCGCTGGCATCGAGAAGGCGATCGGCGCCAGCATCCTCGACACCGTGAACTTGCGCGACGGCCGCGTGATGCTCGTCGACGACAACGGCATCGAGAAGCGTCTGCCAGTCAATCCGGCGGCCACCGACCTGTATCACGGTGTCTGCAGGCCAGGTACCACCCACCAGATCCGCGGCGATGTGGCCGTGGTCTACGACAACGAATTCGCGTAACCCACCCATCACAGGAGCAGAAATGTTCGAACTCGATAAACAGACCGTCACCTTCGCCAATTTCAACGCACGCACCGAGCTGAATGGTGATACCCGCAAACCAGCCTCGGATATCTCGTGCCGTGCGCAGCTGCCGAACACGATCCTGAACTCGTTCTTCCCGGGCTTGCTGCAGATGCTCTACGAGCGCCCGAAGAACCCGGACCTGGCGGAGCAGGCCGACCCCGACGCCGCTACCTCGCTGCGCATGCCGCTGCTAGGCCTGCCGCTCGACTGGGATCTGGTCCTCGACAACCGTACGCTGACCATCGACTACGGCCTGGGCGACGAGAAAAGCAACATCGTCATGCCGGAGTGCCGGGTCCACAAGTTCAAGATCACGCCACAGAACGGCGGTACCGTCCTCGTAGCCTGGCAGATCAGTGCGCACCCCGACGCTGTGCAGGCAGGCTGGCTGTACGACCACCAGCAGACCGATATCGTCATCAGCCTCGAGGAGGTCAAGCAGGCCGATACGCAGGCCGAGCTGCCGCTGAAGAAGTCGAAGAAGCTGTCGAAGGCTGAGGCGCTGGCCGAGGCACAGGCGCAATTCGAAGCCACCGGCGAGCAGAAGGCGGCGTAACCATGCAAGCCCAGCGCCCCAACGACGTCTACACCCCGCGCCCGGGTAGCAAGGTCTCCCTTGCCATTCAAGCTCTGCTCGACGGACCAATGACGTCGGAAGGGCTGGCTGCTGTCATGAGCAGCCCCACCAACAGCGTGAGAGGTATGCTGTACGCGCCTGTCGAGCGCGGCCTTTTGCTGAGGGTTCAAGACGCCACCGGCCTGCTTCACTATGCACTGGCCGGGATGGCCATCGACGAGCAGTTCACTCCCTACCAAGGGCGCGAACCGAGTGAGGTGAGAAAGCCGGTCTCGCCAATCCTGTACCCGCAGGCCAGGATGAATGTGGATCCTGCCGACCCGTTTGGGCTGGTGGCGAAGAAGAGCGAACAGCCTGCAGTGCCGGCACCAGCGGCCGCGCCAGTTCTGACGCTGGCACCGAAGCCGAAGGAAGAAGCGCCGGTACCGGAACCAGTAGCCGCGCCGATTCCCCTGGCGGCGCCGGTAACCTGCAATCTCTTCGAGGCCGCTGTGTTCTCGTCCGGTGACTTGCTTATATCGGTCGGTATCGTGTCTGTTCGCCTCACGCCCGAGCATCAGCGTCAGCTCAACGACTTCATGTCGAGGTGCGGGCGGCAAAGCTGCGCCGACGTGCAGAATGGGACCGCCAAGGCGTCAGCGGCACGAGTTCGGCGTATCTGCGCTGACTGCGGCGCGCGACGCTCTGAGGTTCATTTCAGCGGGAGTTCTAAAGTTTGCATCACGTGCAAAGGAGAATCATGAGGATCGTCAGCATCGGAAATATGGTCAAGGCGCTTGACGGAATGCGCGGCACGAAGGACCTCACCTCTTGGGAAGAAGGCTTCGTCGAATCTATCGTCAGCCGCAGCGACTGCGGCAAGGACACCACGAAGCTCACCGACGGTCAGGTGCAGACCGTCGAGGGCATTTGGCAGAAACACTTTGCATAGGAGGAACACCATGAACGACAATCCCACTCACCGCCAGTTGTACATCGACCTCGAGCGCGCTGGCGCCGCGATGTCTTCTGCCGTCTTTTCCTTGGTCAACAGCTGCGCTACGCCTAGCTCCGGGACGCTTCTGCATCTCGACGGCTTGCGCCGCAACTGGGACCTGGCTTGCGGCCGCATGCAGCAGGCGGAACACCTGACCGGCACCGTGTCGTATGACGATCTGGCGACTGAGAATGCGGCGCTGAAGCATGGGCAGGCCGCCACCCCTGCTGTGCAGACCAGCCAGGACGAGCCGAGCGAGGATGTGGATAGCGCAAGGGATGCAGCGCTGCTGATCCAGTCCCGGATCAGGGATGAGCAAGGAAATTACTCAAGGTGGCTTGAGTGGACGCAGACGGAAACCGATGAATTCGACCGGAAAGGCTGGGCGATTGACAGCGATGGCGGGGGAGGATCGACCCGAGAGTGGCGTGTGTGGTCACTGACAAGTCTGTATGGGCCTGACGTCGTCCGCGCCCTTCGCTCCCAGCCGAGCGCAGCCCCGGCCAGCCCAGCCATCCCCGCGCAGGGGCGGAGCGACAAGTTCCGCACATATGTCGAAGATTGGGCGGCTAAAGCTGGGTGGGTTAAGGGCGATGCCGAGGGAGCTTTCGAGTTCGCACAGCGCAAGTGCTACCGGCAGGGCTGGGATGATGCTCGCGATCCGGAGCGAGGCAGTCTTCGGCCAGTCCACCCGGTAGCGCTCCAAGCGAGCATCGCAGTACTGAATGAGTACTTGCGTGGCGCTGGTGACGAGATTTTGACGCCGAGCCAAGGCGAATCCATTTACCTTGTATTGAACGAACTGAAGCGCTTAATGACCGGGGCCGCGCAGGGGCAGGCGCAGAGCGACGAGCGAGAACTGGCGCACAAGGCGGCTTTCCAGCGCGACCTTCATCGTGCCGCCGATATTTATGAAGCGGTAAATGGCAGGCTGCTGCGCAAGATTGTCGAAGGCGACGTTGGACGGCAGACGTTGCATAAGCTCTCTACAGGCCAAGGTACAGAAACCGATGACGGCAGGGTATGGCTGGCTGCAAAAGCTGCTATTGACGACCGGGCCGCGCAAGAGCAGGCGGTAATCGGGGTGCCGCCACTCCCCGAGGACATGGACATTGCGGAACAGATCGCATTGAATTCCATCGACTCGCCCGAGTTTGTCGAATTGATTGGAGCGCACGCAGCAGCGCCGAGCATGGATACCGCGTGGGCAATCCTGCAGTATGCCGACAAACGCATGCACGCCATCATCGCAAAGCGGTTTGCACTCGCCGCCAGCCCGCCAGCACCGCCAGCAGCGCTGGGATTGACGGATGCGGAGATTTACGCGCTCGCGGATGCGCAGGCCATCGATTCAATGGAGAACGGAAACCGCGTATTTGATCGAGGCGGAGTCATCCAACTAGGACGCGATATCGCAAGCCACCTCGCCAGTATGTCGGCTGACGCCTCCGGTGCAAAGGAGGGTGCGTAAATGGGCGACATGGGCGACACCTTCAACAGCCTGAAGAAGATGCGGCAAGAGAAGCGCGCAGACAACCGGGAAACGTCAGCGGCGATCCTGTCCCGCGCTGGCATCGTGTTTGAGTCCAAGAATCTGGACGCGCATTTGATCGTGCTGGCTGGCGCGAAGACGGTTGATTTCTGGCCCGGTACTGGCCTGTGGATCGTGCGCGGTGAGAAGGTCAAACAGCGCGGCGTGCGCAAGCTGGTCGCGTATGTCGAAAGGCAGCGCGCCACCCCATCGCCAGCAGTACAGGCCGGTGCGACACCAGCGCGAAAGGGCGAGTGATGCTGACGAACGGACACGTAATGATGGGCTACGAGGACGGGCAAGCCCATGTCCCACGCCTGCCACTTTCGGCGCGGCGTGGTGGCGGGCTTTCGGGCCGATGCCTGGAAGTGTTTGACGCCGACAATTACTGGATGGCGACTTTCCGAAACGACGAGGATGTCACGATCTACATTGCCGAGCGCACCGCGAAGATGAAGGCAGGTCGCGCGGCTTACGAGGCCCATTGCGAGGAGGCCGCTAAGAACGAACCACCGGAGGGCAAGTCGGCCTGCCCGCGCTGCGGCAAGTTCTTCGGCAGCGTAAAACAGCACCGGAAAACATCCACGAAATGCACCGAACCAGCCAAGGAATCGAAATGACCACCACCACCAATGTGAGCACCGAAAACGAATACACCCTTCCGGAAACCGGCTTCGTGCGGCAGAAGCAGTTGATACCGGCGATCATCCCGTTTTCGGCAACCACGCTCTGGCGCAAGGTAGCGGCGAAGCAGTTCCCGGCCCCGATCAAGCTGTCCGAAAACGTTACAGCGTGGCGCGTCGAAGATGTGCGCAAATGGATGGCGGCGCGAGGCTAGGCGCCCGATCGCAGCGCGATGACGTCCGCGCCGCGGCGAATCTTATCCAGGTAGTCGGCCCAGCGCTGCATCATTTCCCGGCGCGCGGGCAGGTGGGCGGTGCGGTTATACGCCCGTCCATTCACATCTTTGACCTGGTGCGCCAGCTGGTGCTCGATGAGGTCGACCCGTTCGTTCAGCACCTCATCCATGATTGTGCGCGCCATTGCGCGAAAGCCGTGGCCGGTCATCACATCCTTGGCATACCCCATCGAGCGCAGCGCCGCATTTATCGTGTTGTCGCTCATGCACACGCGCGCCGTGCGCACGCTGGGGAAAACGTACCGGCCACTTCCACTTATCGCGTGCAGATCGCGCAGGATCGCCACAGCCTGGGTGGCCAGCGGTACGATGTGGTCGATGCCCATCTTCATCCTCGGCCCCGGTATGCGCCACTCGGCGGCGTCCAGATCGATTTCCTGCCACTCGGCACCCCGCAGCTCACCAGGGCGAACAAACAGCATGGGCGCGAGCTTGAGCGCCGCCATAGCGTACGGGTGGCCCTCGTAGGCGTCAATCGAGCGCAGCAGGGCGCCTGCCTTGACCGGGTCCGTGATGGCGGCGAAGTGGGTGATCTTTTTCTCGGCCATGGCTGGCAGCAGGCCGGATGTCGGGTCCATGCTGGCCACCTCCAGCACCATCGCCATTTCAAACACCTGCGAGACATACCCGCGCACGCGGCGCGCCGAATCTATTGCACCGCGGGCCTCGATCTTCTTGATCATATCCAGGACGTGCAGCGGGCGTACATCGGCAATGGGCATGCGGCCGAGCACAGGCAGTACGTCGCGCTCGAACCAGCTGACCACCCGCCCGTGGGTGACCCCGCTGCGCTGCTTGCCGGACTTGGCCAGCCATTCGCGCGCGACGCG